CCTCAAGGTCAAGACCCTGCATGCGTGCAGTACCTATTGCTAGGTATATCAAGTCAATTAAAGCATCAAACTCTTCTGAAACTGATTTGGCCTGTCTATACTCTCTAAGTTCTTCTTCTAAATGACGAATACGTTCTCGTCGAGTATTTGCAGGTAAGCTACGAGCTAAGCCGTCATACTTTAAGCCAAATTTGTTAAGAAAAGCATCAACATCTTTAATCATGGTTGTAATTGCCTCCAATCTTCTGAGCTTGACCAGCGAGTATCTACATCTTTTAGTGATGGAAATAATCTACCATCATAGTTTGGTGTCTTCATCAGCTGCCAGATACAGTTACGTGATCTGTGTGGAAACAATGGAGCAAAGATAGTAGCTAGATAGTTAGTATCATAGTAGCTACGTAACTCTTCCCATGTTCCTTGATGAATACCAAGCTCATCTTTATAGTCTTTTATACTTGCAAATGTACCCCAATGACCTTCGATCTTAAAACCTACATCTTCAATCATAGCTCCTAAGGCTTGATAAGTCATTTCGTTGATGTGATTGCCAGCGGCTCCTACATCAGGGTCCCAGCAAGGTGTACTAATAAATGCACGACCTTCTGTCTCAAGCAGCTCAAAGATCTTCATGAGCATACGTCTTGAGTGTTCAGGTGCTACATGTTCTAGCACTTCAAAGCAACTAATAATGTTAGGTGGGCCCTCTTCAAACTCTTCAGGCTTTAGATCGCAAACATCTGTATTACCTGCAAGTCTAGGTTTCCACTTAGCCTTGTCAAATTGCTTTGGCATAGTTAATTTATTGACATCGCAAGCGTAGTATACTGATGGCTGCATTCTGCTTGAGTGCATAAGCTTTGCCATAGGTATCTCTTTGCCACAACCTATATCTAGGATACGTGCTGTAGTGTAACGTTTACGATCATTTAAGTATTTGACGACGTGTGTCCATCTAAGACAGTGAGCAATGTAGTCTCTGTGTAAGAAACCACGTTGCTCTGCACTGTCAATAGATAGATGTGTCTTGTCGATCTTTCTATTCGGGTTGACCATGTGTGTCCTCTAGTTCTTCATAGTGCCTAAGTATCGTCATATGAGTATCTTTATCAATACACGCAAGTACTTGTACATCAGGCGAGATCATATTTACAGATCCCTGACGTTGTACGCGTACAAATCGATGAAACTCATCTTTAGATACGTGGTTACTAGCTGTTAGTTTGTCGTTCATTGTCTTCTCCTTTCTTGTGAGCTGTATGTAGTACCTCAATACAGCCATGTTTAATTAAAAACCCACCGTAATACGTAAGTATACGCTCGGTCTTCTGTTTTGTCTTTAACTGATTATTGAAGGCCATACATTTAAGCAACTGTCGCTGCTCAATGGTACCGTGACCCTCAATAATAGTCAGGAGGGCGTGAGCCTGCGTTGGCAAGTTCACGTTACCTCCCTTATGTTGCTTGAATATGTAGTACTTAAGCAGCCTTTGCATATTCTAACGCCATTGTTAACGCCTTGCGTTTCTGTACTGACTTAGCGCCAAACCAAGCCGAGTTCAAAGTTGCATTGCGATCGTTACCACTAACATGATCAACATAATACGTAACAGCATTTAATGCTGACCACCACGTACCTTCTGACATCTTAGCGCCGGGTTGAGTAGAGATGAGCTCATGTACATTTTTAGCTGTACGGTTGAACTTATCAAGCTTACTTTTCTCCATAACAACTGTAGGTTGATATAGACGAGCAATAAACTCCTCGACCTTAGGTTCCTTGTATTTTTTCTTAGCTAAGAATGCAGCTTGTTGTTTAAATGTATCAAGCTGTGTATTAGCTAGGCCTAGGGCAAGCTCTGCCTTACCGATCATGTCATCATTAAACTCAGTAACGTGAGCCATACGAAAACGTTGATTGGATTTAGCATCGTTGAGTGCCATAGTAAGTGTATTGTTGCAAACCACACGGATCGGTGTAAACATAATCGTTAACGCCTTACCCCAGATGTGGGGATGTGAGATTAGCAAGTGCCCTTCGACATCATCACCGCCAGGTAATGTAAAGCCTTTGCGTATATTAGCAAGACCCCATACTTGACGACCGTTGTCTAAGGAGCCTGCTGTATCCATAAACATATCGCCAGCCTTACAGAACTTATTAAAGAACTTAAAGACCTCCTTGTTTTGGATAGGTGTGTAGTTCTTACCGCAAGGACCTAGGACATTGTTATCACCTTCTCTGACTAGTAAATTGTAGTCAGGAGACATGTGATACTTGTCGTTGTCTTTGTAGTAAGCTGGCCTTTTGCTAACAACCCAGTCTAAGCCGGCTTCTTTAAGCATTTGATCAGGGGTCAGACCCTCTTTGACCTTCTTGCCTAAGCCGTGCCAAGGTGTTTTGCCTGCATAAGCCATGGTTTCTACCATGTGTGACATAACTTTCTCCTTTATTGTCAATTATTACTTTGTAATTCTATTATATCATATCGTTAATCACGAGTGAAAACAGATTTACACTGATTTACCGACACGTCATTCATCTGATCTGATTTCTGCGTCAATAAATTCTTTTGCTCATGCTTACACTTGATAAGCATCGCCATTAGTAGGCCTGGAATAGTCCGACACTCACGGTCTGCAGCGATCTTTAACGCCTTGTGCAGCCTCTTTGGTATGTTGAGCGTGGACCGCTTCTCTTTCTGATACTTAATGGCGCGTCTTTGAGTTGTTTTGTCCATGTATTATTCCTAATGTCTTTAATTCGCGGTAAATCATCTCTGTAAGTACGTCAGGGGCAGTATAGATCGGTTGTGTAGTGATCAGGTTGCCATTTTCACGGTACATGAGCTTAATTTTTACAAATTCATCATCTTCGACGTCATAAGAAACGTCACAACGTACTAATTCAATTATGTCTGACATAGTTTTCTCCTGTTGTTTTATTGTAGCACGTATTGGGGTCAAAGGGCCAATACAATCTGCTGGCCTCTATATATATGATTTTTATACACTTTATTGGCCTATTGTATTTATTGGACCGTTTAACATAAAAAGAATATTTTTTTTCAAAAAGTTCCTTATATAGAGGGCTAATCTTCATACCATTTTTTCCTGTAATCCTCTGGAATTGTTGTTTTAGTTGAGTAATTCTTACTGTTGCGTCCACCTTTGCCGACTCTATGGTCGATGTCTGGATCCCAGGCAGGATCTGGGTCGTTAACAAGTTTTTGTACCGCCCGTGTACCCTGTTCTTGTAAGTCTCGTAGGGTACACGCCTGGTCTATGTCTTCATAGTTGGTAAGATTACGATCGAGATTAGCAAAGTACTTCTCGTTACTTTTATCGTAATATTTGGGCGGTTTAGCCATTTTACTCCTTTTCTATTTTAAATGTTGGTTGTATTCCTAGACTGCCTAGCCACGATACGCACTCATTAGTTATTGCTCGCACGGACTCGTCGGCAGTGGGAAACTCATAATGTTCCCAGTCGTCACCGTGATGTTCGCCTAGATTACGTTGTACTGCATCAGTAGTAGCACAATCTACATTTATTGTCATTATTATCTTCATAGTATTCTCCTTTCTGTGTACTATAGTACTATTATATCATAATTTGTACCCGAAGGGCATTACTGTGTACCCTGAGGTTACAACGATTTCTGATCAAAAAGGCGGCCAATATGATTAGCCGCCTCCCTTCGTTATTTATTTGAGGTTGGATTCCCCAGATGATGATGAAGGACGTTCCAAATGGCGGTAACCATTTCGTCTTTATCTTCATCAGATTTATTTCCAATAACGATAGCCGCGTCCGAAGCCGCTTCCCCCGCTATTTTTAATATATCTTCATCTGAGAAATAATCCGCCAAATTATTATATTTTAGCATCTTTATTTCTCCTTTCTTTATTAATAAATAATCCTTATAATTATTTATAAGCTTATTATATATTGCGTAAAAATTACACAAAATATATATTTTGCCTCCTTAATATATATTTTGCCTTAAAAAAGGCTACCACACTCATAATGTGGCAGCCCCGAGAAAAAGCTACTTAGTTTTCATAAGCAACTTATTATCCGTCATGTTTTTAATGTAGTAAGCAAAAATCCTGTAGGGATTCTGCCTAGTCCATTTTTTGCCGTTTTTCTTAGTTTCGGCTTCGTGTAGTTTTTCCATAGCTACCTCAATATCTTTACGTACATACGGTTTATTATACTGGATGCCGTATTTAGTTATTGTTGTAGCAATGCATTTAGCTTGCGGCGGCATAGCTCTGTCCCACTTTTCGATTTTTGTATAATCGAAGAATGTAAACATAGTTGCTGCTTTACGCTTTACCTCTTTTTTAGCTACTGTTTTAACAACATTAGCCGCAGTAGGCTTAGCGATAGGTTTTGCAGTTGATATTTGCATAACTTTCTCCTTTCTATTAGTGCAGGCAAATCTATTTTTACCTGCTAAAGCCATTATAATCTGATTTTATCCGGGAGTACAATAAAAAGGGCTAAAAGGTGTATATTTTTTACCACTTCCACAATTGATTAAAAATCAAGTTTTATAGGGCGCAGGCGCCATGGATTGTGGGCAATAAACAAAGGGCGAGGGTCCTAAGTGTTTGATTTATATACATATTTTAACGGACTAGTGGCACGGCCTTTGCATGCTACAGCAGGGCCCTAAGTTATTGATTCATATACACTTTTTTACTGCTTCGGGTTGCCCTTTTTTTAAGCCCTTCTCTGGGGGCGCGTGGCCCTGGTTGTGTGTACCCCCGTGTACCCGGAGGGCACCCTAATTCTTCGCCCTATCCGGCCGGCCTGTAGCCGATACGCCGAAGCGGTGTCATGTGGTACAAGGTCAAATTGTAACTATGCTAGTGCATAGGCAGTACCTCCTGGCTTGTAAGCCCTAGTTAATTACAAGCAGTCACGTAGACGTCTTGTTGATATGTGTCCAATAACTCGCATACCTGGTATGTGAGCTATGATATCATCATAGAACTCACAACCAAGTTCGTACCAGTCATGTGACACACTACCATCACGCATAAGTGCGCAGACAAAGATCAATCCGTCAGCGTGCGCGTCATCTTCGATGATGTATGCACTGCCGTCGTATGGACCTATGCCTTCGTATATACGATGTTGCATAGTTGTCTCCTATGTTGGTGGCACGTCCATGTGCCGATAAGCGTCCTATTTCTCAACGTGTTTCACAACACCATTGTCTATCATATCAGCACGGTAGTACGTGAAGATAAGCAACGGACGTTGGGTAGTCTTAAGAATACCTTGATCCGCAAGCTCAGTCACACGATCCTTGACCTGCTTGATAGTCACCTCGCCTTGCAGCCCGATGTTAAGCACTATATCCTTAGCTTGCTTAGGCAAACCACGTAGTAACTTTTTCTCGTCAGCTTTAATTTGAGCTGGTGTCATGAAGATGTAGTTATGATATCTCATAAGTACCTCCATAAACGTGCGCTTGTTACACCTGATGCGCTGCGCGACGCACCAGGCGGCTATGTGTTGGCTGCTACGCAACCATTGCTAATATACCGATCATCATCCATAAGATGAGGATGATCAGCATCATCATGATATCATTCATCATAATTGCACCTCCTATATTTTCATTATTGGGCCCCGGGGCGTAAATATACGCGAACCGAAAGGCTATATACCAAGCCAGTAATTCTGTCGGGGCCATTTTGACATCAGACATTATCCGATAATAAATATGTACAACGTAGGTAATAAATGTTATAAATACCTATATGGCAGACAAAGGCGGCAAAAGACCAGGTGCAGGCAGACCTAAAGGTGCTGTTAACAAAAGATCAAAGGAACTATCTGAAAGGCTAGATGATCTAGGTGTTGACCCTATCGAAGGTATGGCCATGATTAGTGCAGATCCTACAACAAGCCCTGAACTAAAGTTTCAGTGTTTTAAGGAACTAGCTCAATACATAGCCCCTAAACGTAAAGCCGTAGAACAACATACTACAGGAGATGTGACAATAGAAGTTGTCAACTTCCAAGACTTAGATGAAGATAAGGATTCCGTATGATTGGAAACCGCGTAACTATCAATTACCTCTCTGGAAATTTTTAGAAGACGGCGGTAAACGAGCAGTTGCCGTATGGCACCGACGTGCTGGCAAAGATTTAGCAAGTATTAACTGGTGCGTAGTATCTGCATTAAAAAGACCAGGACTATACTGGCATTTATTTCCCACATATAACCAAGGACGAAAAATCGCGTGGGACGGTATGACCAGGGACGGTCGCAAGTTTATTGACCACTTTCCATCAGAACTTGTAGAAAGCAAGAACAATACGGAGATGCGGTTAACATTAAAAAATGGCTCTATCTACCAAGTTGTAGGTACCGACAACGTTGACAGACTGATAGGTGCCAACCCAGTTGGAGTTATATTCTCAGAGTATTCGGTTCAAGACCCACGGGCCTGGGACTATATAAGACCGATCTTAGCAGAAAACGACGGCTGGGCCGTATTCATATATACAGCTAGGGGCCGTAACCACGGTTACGATCTCATTACTATGGCTCAACGTAATCAAAAATGGTTTAGCCAAACCCTAAGTATTGAAGATACTAATGCTGTATCACAACAAGCTATTGACGATGAACGAGATTCTGGTATGCCAGAAGAAATGATTCAACAAGAGTTTTATTGCTCTTTTGACGCTCCGCTTGTCGGGTCTTACTATGGAAACCTTATGGCAAAAGCCTTAGCAGACCGTAGAATAACTAAGGTACCGTATGACCCCCTCCTCGATGTGCATACGTCCTGGGACCTTGGTATGGGTGACTCGACAAGTATTATCTTCTTTCAGCATCATTATAACGAAATAAGAATTATAGACTACTATGAAAATTCAGGTGAAGGTCTAGCTCACTATGCCAAAGTGCTACGTGAAAAAGAATATGTATACGGAGACCATATTGCACCTCATGATATTAAGGTACGTGAAATGAGTACCGGTAGATCAAGGTTAGAATCTGCTCGTGAACTAGGAATTAGATTTAGAGTAACTCCTAACCTAAGAATAGATGACGGGATAGAAGCAGCTAGGACCATTATCCCTAGATGTTACTTTGATGAAGATAAGTGTAGTTTACTTGTAGAAGCTATGAGACAATACCGCAAAGCTTTTGATGAAAAGAATAATACATTTAAAGATAAACCGTTACATGACTGGACAAGCCATGCCTGTGATGCTTTTAGATACTTAGCATTAGGTATGAGGAATAAACAAGATGCAAGAATGAAAGATCTGCCTCGTCAAGCTGAAGGAGACTATACAATATTAGCATAGTAACACGGCCTGCAGAGCCTGGAGATATAAAAGAGATTATAGAATTAGGTAGCCGTATGCACCAAGAATCTCACTTCAAAGACCTTGATTTTGACCCAGATAAACTTAAACGATTACTTATGGCTTTTTTACATGACCAGTTTGTACAGATAGCTGAGGAGAATAATGAAATAATAGGGGTGTTCATTGGCTTTATAACAG